TTGGGTACCTCCTTTATGTACATGGGACAAACCCATGCGCCATTGTGGAAATCCCCACCGCAGGATTCGCGGAAGTGCGAGTTGACGAAGGTCTTTCTCTCGTTGGGCGTGAAGCCCGTCAAGGTCAGCAATCTTAGGAGGCGTTCAGCAACACACTCGTCTTCAACGATAATATCATCGCCGTAAACAAAGGTGTCACACCCCACCTTACCACCACACGCGTGAGCGAGGGCGGCAAAGATCGCAGTCTCAAGTTCGAAAGTAAACCCATTCCCCATAGAGGAGAACTTCTCAAGCCTAATCCACCTCCCAGTTTCAACAGGGCCTCTCACGAGGTTTCCTGAAGCGTCCCAGCGAATCGGCGTAAAGGCGGGGAATTTTCCGCCTGCTTCATCGTAGGGCATGAGAGTGTATTTAGACCTGATATCGTCGAGCATGGCGAACCAATCCGTAGGCAAGAGCAGCCGTACGAGACTAGTTGCCACTGTGTCGCTTGCCTTAGATAGATCTATTGTCGCACCCTCTCCCCTCCGGGAGAGCTCCATTGCTAACCGCATATGGAGGTCCTTACCTCTGACGAGGTTGATACCGGACAACGCTAGCCTTTGTCTCATCCACTGGCCTAGGCCAAGTTGGAGAAAGACGTTACCCGTCGGTTCGGCGCAAGCGCCGCGATGGGTAGTTGCGTCTTTGGGGACCATAAAGAAACGGTTCCCTCTAACGACGTTGTTGGCAAGATCTAGATTGCCATAGAGGCTCCACAACTCATCGTGTAACGTGGCGTATTCACACCACTCGACAAGATGGGGAAGCGCATCTAAGGTTAAAGCGGGTGACGCGGCGATTTTATCGTACACCGTCGTTTGCGAGGACGGTTTTCGCCACGATTTTGACTCGAACGTAGAACCAGGTCCATGCCTAACGTCCAGTTCGCCGATACTTGGACACCTTCCTAACATCTTTCGAAGCCAGGACTGCGCCTTCCTCAACACTAAGAGGAGGGTGGCTTCACCACGGTCCCCAGTCGTTACAACGCTGGGGAGTTTTG